ATTCCGCTGAACATTACGGTGTTTGCCGTTCCGTTGCTGTCCGCTGAAGTGCCATTTTCAAATAAGCCACGATATGCCCATGAGTGATTGGCGGTAGTATCGGGTGTTGTTCCTGAAAGCATTCGAATGTAAATGTCACCAGCAGACGCAAAATTCGGTGAGTCTATGATTATGCGGTAATCGCGAAAAGTTGACGTAAACACGCCTTCAAAGTTAGTAGTTGCTGTAGATAACGCACCACCGCCAACATACACAAGGCCGCTGTTAGCTAGGTAAGTGTTGGTGTCCGACGCGGTAAGAAGTTCGCCGGTTGTAAACGTTTTAATTGCCATGAATCAAAATCCTAACTTGTTGTTATCAAGGGTGCCATAGACCGAATTATTAAGAACCAAATACGCGTTGTTGTCTTGCCCTGACATGAATAATGTGATCCGGGTTTGTTCAGGTGTGGCGTCAATTTGCACGCCTTCAATGACGGTGTTGTAAGTATCGCCGCGAAAGTTAATAATGCCGTTTGTGTTAATGGGTTGTTCGCAAAGGGCTAAAAAATATGTGTTGAATAGCCCAACGTCGAACCGTGGGACTTGTTGAACGTCGGTCAACGTGATTGAAGCAAGTGTGCTGTTTTTCGTTTGGAAGTTATTAAGAAGCCAATTGGCGTGATCGGAAGCTTGACTTGTTGTGTAGTCAAGGGTTGTTTTGTCCCAACCGTAAATTGGGGTTTCCGACAACGTGGCAGTTTGTGACGCCAACCCTTCCGGGTCAATTGTTATTTCGTTGTAATAGTTGTCCGCGCTTGACCTGAATTGAATCGCTTCATATTTCAAATCGCTTGTGTATGGGGTGCCGGTGCCGTCGTTAAACCATGCTTGTTGGTTGATTAGCCCGGTGGTGTTTCTGCCGTACCAATACAACGTTGGTGTGCCCTTGAATGTTGCGGTAAAACCAAACATTCGGGCTTCTTCGGTTCTAGTAATCAGGTTGGCCAATTCGAACGCGTTCCCGGTAAACGTTTGCGCGGAACCAATAGAACGCCCAAAAACTGACGCGGTAGTTAAGCCGGCGGCTACGCCTAAATAAAGAATTTGATCGTCGGTGGGTTCTTCGGCCAACGCGTAGTTGACTAGTTGCGCGCGGCCCCAATCTGCTTGCAAACCTTCACAACTAATTGTGACGGAATCCATGTTTTCTACAAATCCGTAGTTAATGGCAACATCACGAATGCGGCCAACGAAACATGACCATTCCTCTTTACCAATCACCACGCCTTGTTTGTAAATGTAAAGAACGATTTCGTCACCCAATTTTGGGGTGGTTGTCCATGATGAAGGAAATTCGCTAGAAACTTGGGCGGTTTCAACCGAATAATCATCAATTTGTAGTTGACGGCCTTTGAAGATTGATATCGCCGTGATATCGGGCAATTCGTACCATGTCGCGCCCTGCTTGAATTCTGCTTTCCATAACGACGGTGTGGCCATTATGCCACCCTGACCGGCAATGGGCCGTTAGAACGGTTGTAGCGGCGTAATGCGTCAACTATGGCGTTGGGGTCGCCGCCTTGAACCGTGATGTTAAATGTGTTTCCTAGCGCGCCACTATTTCGGCCGCGCAAAGGAACAACGGCTTCCGGGCCGCGCTCGCCAATCATGGCAATTGTTGCGGAATTAACAATGCCGCCGTCTGCCAATTTTGGTATTTGTGGAACTTCAAAGCCTGACCCACCAATTTTTGGCACCCAACTAGGGATTTTAAAAGAAAGTTTGCCAACGGTGTTGTTCCAAATATCGGCTATCCCATTGAACAAACCTTTGTAGAAGCCAACAAGGGTATTGATATAGCCGCGGATTACTGAGACAACGCCGGCAAATCCTGTTTTCAGGCCGCCATAAATGGTTGTTGCCAAATCGCCTATGGATTGCAACCCGGCTTTAATGCCTTCCCAAACGAAAGAAGCCGCGGTTCCGATTGCGGCAAAGGCTTTTCCAAAAATGTTGAACTTTGCTTGTAGCACCGCTAGGGCTACGCCTACGGCGACAAATGCGACAACTAATAAAAAGATCGGGTTCAGGGCCATGACGGCGTTAAACGCGGCTTGAACGGCTGTGAACGCGGTTGTGGCCGCTGTCCACGCCTTCATTGCGAAATTGACGGCAAGAATGGCGGTAGCAATGCCGGCGATGGTTCCGCCAACCGCTAAGAAAACGCCGGTGTTGTTTTGTGCCCATTCGCCTAGTTGGGTGATGAACGGCAACACTTTTTCAATTGCCGGCAATAGGGCCGCGCCAATTGATTCTTTTGTTTCGTTTAGCCCAATCCCTAGCCTCTTGAATTGTCCTTGTGCCGTGTTGGCGGCGGCGGCCGCGTCACCGCCGAAGGTATCGGCCAAAATAGACATGGCGCCTTCGGTGTCAATGCCTGCCTTCAAAAGTGATTTCATGCGCGGATCTAAGGCTTTTAAACCTTTGTCATTGCCGGCGTAAGCTTTCGATAACGCGTCGGATACTGTCGCTAGATCCTTTCCGGTGCCTGCCGAAATGTCCAACGCCAATTGAAGGCCGTCTTGTGCTTTTTCTAGATCTTCGGTACCAATAACAAGTTTGGCTAATGCCGGGCGTAGGTCATCATCTGCCGTGGCGGTTGCCATTGAAAGGCCGGATAACCATTCTTCATTTTTAGATATGGCTTTATCGGTTGCGGTGGTGACGCCTCTAATGTTGCGCGCCAATTGTTCTTGTGCGGCCTGGTCTTCAATCGCGGCCTTTGTGAAATCAACGGCGGCGGCGCCTAATCCGACTAATGCGGCGGTTGCCGGAACGGCGGCTTTTCGAATAGCAAATTGGGCTTTTTCGCCGGTGGTTTCAAGCTGTTTGAATTGTTGAACCGCTTTGTCGATACCTGCCCCGGCAAATTCGGTGATGATTGGGATTGTTATAGCCACGGATCATTTGCCTTTCATAAGCCGGTCGGCGGTTCTCATTGCTTCAAAGGCCAATCCTTCAACGGCGCCTTCAACTTCGTTTTTGTGTTTCTCATATGCCGGCCACATGACGCGCGAAGGCTTGCCCCATTTGGCGGAAAGGTTGCGTGACATTATGCCGTTGCGGCCCATATCAAAAATGGTGTCAACCATTCCCGACCAACGAATAAAGAACACGGCAAGGTTGCTTGTGCGGCCCTGAAATTCTTTGACCTTTTTTCCTGATACGCCGGCTTTAACAAGTTTGTTTGCCTTGTTCGAATCCCACGGCAACATTTTAAAACCGCTTTTTGTTGTCCATGAATACTGCCAACCCGACAACGGAAGTTTTGGAATGTTGGCTTTTGCTTCTTGAACAACCGGGGAAACGATTTCTTTGTATTCCTTAGTTATGCCGCGCCGCAATGACGGTTCAAGTTTGTTCAAGTTCTTTAACGCGTCTTTCAAACCCACAATTTCAATGTTCGTTTGAACGGTCATTGTTGGGCCTTTCTTTGCTTGTTAAGAACATCAATTGCGGTGTTCAAATCTTGGATTGTAAAATTTATGTCCGGGGGCCAATAGCCGGTTTCGATCAGGATTTCCGCCAATGATCGGCTTATTGATCCCCGTTGGTGGGGTTTGCGTTATCGCTGTCAACAACTTCTAATTTTTCAAGCTTCTTCAAAAAATCGTCTAGTTGAAGTGGCGGTGCATAGCCGCCGGTCTTTGCGGCTTCATGCGCTAGGTAACCCAATTGTTCAATTGAAATTCCGTTAGCAAGATCCGAAGCTTTAACTTTAAATTTTCGTTCTAGTTGAACTATGTGGTACAAGTTGGTTTCAACAATGTAATCGTTGTCCCCGGTGTTGATTTTTATTGATAATTTCATTTGTTCCTTTGCACGGTTAAAGGTTTAGATCAGGGGCTAGTAACGTCGCGCTGCCATGTTCCATTTGTGAACGACAATGAAGCAACGGCCAATTCGCCCACGGTTGACATGATCGCCGGGTTCTGTTCAAGTGTGGCATTCGTAATAGTGAATTCAGGGTTCGACGCCGATTCGGTAGTTCCTGAAGGTGAAACAACGATACTGCAACTACCGGCGGTGATGATTGCGGCAAGAAGTGTTTCGACTTCCCCGGTGCCGTATGACAGGAACAAATCCATGTTGACGGCTACGGATTGCAAACCCTGAACCGCGCGGTGTCCGCCGTCGCCAAATGCGGTTGATTCTAAAAGATCGTAGCCAACCATAACTTCGCATTTTGTGCATTGGTCGGAAACGTCAATTGGGCTTCCGCCGGTTGGGGTGATGTTAATTGTTGCATTGCCTAGAAAAGTGGTGGTTGCCATTTGTTGTCTTTCTCTTATCGCCGTTGTGTTGCCACGGCTACGGTTAAATCATAGGAAGGTATTTCTTGCCCACCAATGTTTGTCAAGCTTGGGCGGCCTTCCAAAACATCAATGGTTGGGGTGTCAATAATTTTGTCGCATGTTGTGTAGAGGTAATCAACCGCGTCTTGGTTGCCGGGTGGTGCCGCCAATACGCGCAATGTGAACGTTACTTTCGCAACGTTGTAAGTGAAGGAAGTAAATGATGGGGGTTCAATTAATACCGTCATTGGTCTTGCATTGCGCG